AAGGGATGATGCCGGACAAATAGTCTATACCCGAAATATGGTAAGAATGCTATATGCCTATCTTGCGTTTCATATAGACTCAAAGTATATACGCGGCACAAATGCAGAAGACATGAAATTTTTAGGCGACGATCTTGATGATACTGATGAAGTCTTATACAAAAACACAGGAAAAACTTCAGTATATTCATACAACTCTGGTACAAAAACGTGGTCTCAACTTGGTCAAAATCTGTTAGGACAACGCGGCGACAATGGGTCAGAATTGGGAGATTCATTTGGTTATAGCGTGGCAATGAATGCCACTGGTACACGTGTTGCGGCTGCAATGCCATACAATGACAATGATGGCGATACCAATTACAATGATGACGATGACACTGATAATGATTATAGAAATGATCCAGCAAATTTACCTGATCTCAAGGCAAATATTGGTTGTGTTAATGTCTATGAGTATAACTCTGATGTTAATGTCCAAGCATGGATACGTCTTGGCAATCCAATAATTGGAGAGACTGCAGGAGACCTATCAGGGTGGAGTATATCAATGAATGATGGCGGCTCTCGTGTCGTCATTGGCGCTCCAGGTAGTGGCACTGATCATGGACATGTCCGCGTCTATGAATACAACTCGGGCACACAAACATGGGTAAAGTTGGGTCAAGACATTGATGGTTTGGCTATCAATGACAAGAGTGGATCAAGTGTGTCAATAAACTCAGCCGGCACACGTATTGCTGTTGGTGCCCCATATTCTGACAATGGTAGTAGCAACGTGGGTAGTGTTAAAGTCTATGACTATAATGTGTCTACTTCATTATGGATACAAGTTGGTGATACTTTAACTGGCGAAGCGGCAGAAGATAATTTTGGCTCGAGTCTGTCACTAAACTCTACAGGTAATCGTTTGATAATTGGTGCACCAAAAAATGGTGCGCTTGATGCCGGCCATGCGCGTGTCTATGAATATATCAGTTCAAATTGGACTCAACTAGGAACTAATATTGACGGTGTAACTGCCACAGGACAAAATCTTAGTTGGGCCAAAACAATAAATGGAAACGGAATTGCTATTGGTCTTAATGATCTAACATCAGGCGAAAATTTTGGTTGGAGCGTAACAATAAATGCTGCAGGTGACCGAGTAGCAATTGGTGCGCCATATGCAGATTTCTTATCTAGACCTAACCGCGGCTATGTAAGAGTCTATGAATATTCTTCTGGCGCATGGAATCTATTAGGTCAAACTCTTGAAGGCGAACTAGCCGAAACAACCGGCGGATGGAGTCTGTCAATGAATGCCGCCGGAAGCAGACTTGTACTAGGTTCTCCAAATCATGGTGGCGGTCATACAAAGGTGTATGACTATGACACCATTACACGTCGATGGAATCAACTTGGAAACGATATTTATGGTGATTCATTTCCATACAAAAATGGTTGGAGTGTAGATATAAATTCAACCGGCGATCGAATAGTTGTTGGTGAAAGTGGTAGCAACAGTCGAACAGAAATAATTGATGGTCAAAGTTTAGGAAATGGTCTGTTAGATCACACCCCAGAATCATATTTACAACTTACAACTGGACAAATGCGGTCATCAATTCTAAATTTGCCAACAAATATAACAAAGATAAAAACTACAAAAATAGTTCCAACACTACCTTAATAAAATAAAAAAGAAAAAACAATATAAATAACAATATGGCTGCAATTATTACAGAAACCTTTAGACGCAAAATGAGAGATTTGCTAGAGCAGGACATGATCGCAAATCCTTATTACATTGGAATCGGCAAATCAAATTCTTGGGAAGCAAACTCTTCGGGAACAGTTGAGTCAGCGACAACGTTTAACGTGCCTATACCAAAAGGCACTCCCGGCGACGACCTTGAAACACTAAACAACCTTACTAGTCTTTTAAAAATAACTGAAGAAAATATCAGTGCGGCTATTCCTAAAGTTGTATGGAAATCTGGTCAGTCTTATAAGGCATACAACCCACATGACGAAACATGCTTTTATAGTGATACAAATACAATTTTTCCATGTTATGCAATAAATGAATCACTTCCAACAAAACCACTTTTCTTGTGTATTAAAAAAGGAACGGGTCCGAGCACTGAAGCCCCTTCACTTATTTCATATGGTTATCAATTAAAAACTGATGGCTATGCATGGGTGTATGTACAAGACTATATAAATCTTGATGATACAATTAATAGCAGCAGCTTTTTACAAATATATAAACAAAATTTAGTTGAAAGAGGTGCTGAACCTTCAGCCATAGCGTCATGTAAAAATACATTTGGTGGTAAAATATATGGTTTTACTGTAGTAAATGGTGGTAGTGGTTATAGCATCTCAACTCCTCCGAATTGCTATATCAGCATACGACGTACCTCCACGGCGCCAATTTCAGTGCCAACCACACTTCAGGGTACGTTTAACCTAAAGGCAATAGTGCAGAACGTAACAATAAATGGAGTCACTACAAATGGTGTTATAACTGGTTGGGAATATGAAAGTGGGCAAAGTCTGACCACACTCCTAAATGATGCAGCAAATAGCGAGATTATAAGTGCGAGTGTTGAAATACGTCCAGCGTCTGGCACGTCTGGCAGTGGTGCGCTCATAGTTCCGCATATTTCTCCACTTAATGGATTTGGTTATCACCCAAGCAAAGATTTTCCAGGTTGGTATATGGGAGTCTATTCTAAACTAGAAGACGACACTGACGATACATTTTTTACTCCATATCGCCAAATTTCAATAGTTAGAAAACCGTCATGGGACCCCGCTCTCGGTCTGAATGCTCCACCTACATTGCGGGCACTAAGATATTTTACTATACCACAAAATACAAACATAGACATTAGTATTGTTGGAGTGCCTATACGAATAGTCACTTCTGGTGGTTCAGTTCCAAACCCAATTATTGGCTATGCTGATTTAATCTATAATGATTTGGATACAAATACAAAACGTCTATATTTTCATCAGTGTTATTCAAGTGGGTTTGGACACATTCCGGCAACTGGAGCAATTCTAATAGGTTCTATATCATCACAAGTAACTTATAGTGCGGTTAATTCTGGTGAATATACAATGAATACCGGCGAGATTGTATTTACAGAAAATCGTAAACCTATTAGTCGTGCGCCACAACAAGCCGAAGAACTGAAGATTATTATTCAACTATAAATTAACATAATGCCAATTACAACATTTAATTCTGATTATTATGATGACTACACCTTAAATAGTGTAGGCGAAAAAAATTATGTAAGGATTCTTTTTAAACCGGGGTACAGTGTACAAGTTCGTGAATTGAATCAAATGCAAAGTATGTTGCAGGACCAAATACACCGGTTAGGCAGCACAATATACAATCAGGATAAAGCTATATTAGGATGTAAAGTTAATTTTAACCCGACAATAGACAGAGTAGACTTTAAACTTACTCTTGATCCAAATTTATCAAAGGCCACAATTTTAGAAAATATCACTACAATCACTTCAGGCGATAATCTTATTGCCACTGTAATTGGTTACAAAGATATTGAAGAAAGAGTTGGCGCACCTGACCATGTGAGGTTTTATGTAAAATATACAAACAGTGGAAACGACGGCCGCAAGGCATTTCAATATCAAACTGATACTGTATTTAATTTTGAGTTAAATACAGAAACTGCTCCAGAGTTGGCAGGCTATAGTGTATCTGGCACACTTACTGACGACACGGCTATTGGTTGGGGGTCTGGCATATTTACTGATGAAGGTATATTTTATGTAAATGGTTCATTTGTAGCATTGCCAAAACAAACATTATTTGTTGACCATCTTGCAGAGTCAGAAGTTTTAGTTGGAATCGTTGCATATCGCGTCTATGAAAATTTAATTACGTATGTCGACGACGAAACATTAGTTGACAATAGCGCAGGCACTCTAAACTACACTGCGCCTGGTGCTGATCGTTATCAAATTGACTTGGAATTGGAGTGGTTTACCACTGATAATTGGAATAATCGTGATAATACAATACAATATATTAAGATTGGAGAAATACAAAACTCTAGGTTGTCTGAAATGGTTAATCCAAACAGCCAAGAAAGTTTGTACAAACAAATTGACAAGACTATGGCTCTTCGGACTCAAGAAGAGTCCGGTAACTATACAGTTAATCCATTTCCCCTGACATTAAAAGATCTTTATAATGGTCAAAAATTGCCTGGTCGACTAATGGTAGCCGGCAATAGATATAAAATTGAAGCTCTTGGTACCGGTTATACGACTGCTCAATGGATAGCAGTAGGTGTTGCAGATGCACTTTCAGTAAAGATAGGCACAGAATTTATTGCAACTGGTGCATTGCCGTCAACCTTGATTGGAGCACTTGTCACTGAAGTGGCCTTTATAAATGGATTGTATACTTGGGACGACCTAGACCTTATTCCTGGATATGAACAATACTACACAATCAGTTCAACCGACGCCGATAAATTAACTGCAATTTCTAAGGCAAAAGAATCGTTTGTAGCAACTCTAGACAAAAGTGTAGGATATGTAGATGGCTATCGAGTACATCTAAATGCGCCTCTCAACATTGAAACTAAAAAGGCTCGCACTCGTGAAACTTTTCCGCTGTCAATGAGTTTGACGTATGGCAACTATTTCGTTGGTACTGCAAGTGGTGCATCCTTTGAGTTGCCTCCTATTAATCTTTTAAGTGCCGACTATGAGTTACGAAATGCAGTAAATGGAGGTGGAAATGCAATTGGAACGTGTAAAGTAAAATCTTTTGAAGCCGCTGGAGGCAACGAGTTTATTCTTTATATCTATGGCGAAACAACAACTAATTTACAAGGCGTCAAATCGATAAAACGCGGTAATTTTGTTTTTAATATCAATACAAATTCTGTATTAAACGAGCGCACAAAAAAATCGCTTGTGTATGCGTTGCCATATGAGGAATGCGACCCAACTACTGGCGTGACAGTCCCATTTGTTTCTGCGTATAGGCATTATAGCGGTTCAACATCTGGAGATACTTTATCACTAAATGTCGGTGGAGAATTAAATGAAACATATGATGATGCTTCATCGTTTATTGTCTATGTTGGCGGAACTCGCATTACTTCTGGAATAAGCGTGGCAGGTGATTCGAAGGGCGTGACTATAACCCATAATCAAGGGTCCAATAAAACATTTTCTGTTATAGCGGCAGTTACCACAAACACACCTGCGACAAAAAAGGTATTAACTACAGCTACAGTCACATTACAAGCCGCCTCTGCAGTTGCAGGAGTGTTTACGTTGTCGACCACTGATGCAGTTGAAATTGTATCTATAATAAATGATAAATCTGGAGTCAAGTATGATGTAACTTCATCATTCATACTTTCAGACACTGGCCTAAGAGATACTCACTATACAAATAGTAAAATAAAGTATACTGGCAGTGGCACATTAAGTGGATCATTTTTAATTAAATATCGCTATTTAGCTCGTTCTGGAGGTGGAGAGTTGCGCTACTATACTGCAAATTCATATTCATCTGTGGCACGTCAGTATATCTCATTATCTGGAAATGTAAGCCTACGCGACACACTTGATTTTAGGCCCGATTTGTTAAATGGAACTACAAAAAGTGGTATATTACCAAATCCAAATTCAACATTCAGAGCAAATGCTCAATATTATTTGCCACGAGTAGATAAGGTTGTAGTCAATTCTAACAATAGTTTTACTGTCGTTGAAGGCACTCCATCATTGCAACCGAAGGAACCGGCAACGCCGGCAAATTCTATGAGTTTGTACATTTTAAATGTTCCTGCATACACAGCAGATGCTTCAAAAATACAGACGCGATATATCGACAATCGTAGATATACAATGCGTGATATCGCAAAACTCGATAAACGAATCGGCAACCTGGAATATTATACCTCGTTGTCATTATTAGAAAGATCTGCCACAGAAAAATCCATCTTTGATGTTGACGGCGCAGAGAGAAATAAAAATGGAATTATAGTAGACAGTTTCTTAAATCATAGCATTGGCGACAGCGCTAACAAATCTCACGCATGTAGTTTAGATCGCAAAAAGGGATTATTGCGTCCTGCATTTTTAACTCATTTAATTGATTTAGACTATAACGAAGCCTCTGTTGCAAATACAAATACACGAGTACATCCTGATTGTATAACTCTTGACTATACTGAAGAAATATTATTTGATCAACCCATAGCAGTTGATCATATGAGTGTGCAACCATACTTGTTTGCTCAAACTGTAGGTAATATTGAATTATATCCGCCTGCAGATAATTGGAAAGACACCGAAACTCTCCCTGACCGAATTGTAGAAGACGATAGTGCATTTCGCGCGATGGAAGAGTTGACAAAAGCAAACCCACAATTGTTAGGTTATGATTGGGAAGACTGGGAACTTGTATCATCTAAAGCTGTGCTTGATAGTCAAACTAGTGTTACTAGAAGCCAAAGAGCTACTGCTGCGACAGGCGGGTTTGGCATTAGACAGGTTACTACCACAACATCTGTATATGAAGTAACAGACACATTTAATCGTGAAGGAACATTTACTTCTTTAGGATTTAATACTGTAGAAAAAAGTTTAGGAGAAAATGTCACTGACGTGAATCTTATACCATTTATGCGTGGTCGCAAGGTATATTTTATAGGAAGTGCATTTAAACCAAATACCCAATTGTATGCATTTTTTGATGGTATAAACGTGTCTCAATATGTCAGTCCAGTATTAAACTATGATGGTTGGGTTAATGCAGCATTTCCTAGAACAATGAGTTCGGCGTTTAGCGGACGTAGTGGAAGAAGAAGAGCAGCTGAAGCTCAAATATTTAATGACGCGATTCCTCCATTTCCGGCAGTTCCAACCAATAGTGTGCCATACGCACAGGGATGGCGCGATTATGGCTCTCCGTTAACCACTGATGAAAATGGTAATGTATGGGGTGCCTTTATTATACCAAATAATATCTATTTAAGATTTAGAACTGGCGAAAGAGAGTTTAAACTTACAGAGTCTTCACGAAATTTTGATAGTTCTGACACATACGGCATGACAAAGTATGCCGCAACTGGTTTGACTGTACAAAAACAAGAAACTATCTTGTCAATTAAAGAACCCGAGTTTACCGTTACTCCAGTAAGTGAGACACGAAGCCAAGAGCGCATTGAGACTACTACCAGCCAAACGTTTGGCAACTGGTATGATCCTCTGGCACAGTCATTTATTATTGACTCTAGACGATACAAAGAGGGATTGTTTTTAACGTCGATTGACCTATATTTTTCTAAAAAGAGCGCAAATGCTCCGGTTAGTATCTATATTGTGCCGACTCTAAATGGTTATCCAACGCAAAAAATTGTTCCATTCTCCAGAGTTTCAATGCCTGCTGCAGATGTAAAAATTTCATCAAATGCGACAGCTGCGACTACGTTTACGTTTTCAAACCCAGTATTTTTGCAGGCTGATGGTGAGTATGCATTTATTGTTGAGTCTCCTGATCCAGACTATAAAACTTGGATAGCAATACTCGGACCAGATAAAACTGATGTTACTACTGGGCTCACATACACAAAACAAGAGTATCTTGGAGTATTTTTTACAAGTAGCAATGCTTCAACCTGGACACCTCATCAAGATAAAGATTTAAAATTTACAATGCGCCGAGCAGAATTTAATACTGGATCTGGTGTAATTAAGTTTGATGGAGTAATTCCAACTTCAATAGACTCAATTGCTATTACAAATGGTGGTTCCGGTTATACTTCTGCCCCTGCAGTGACGATCGCTGCACCGCCTACGTCAATTGTTCCGTTTGCTACTCGAACAGCAACTGCAGTTGCTGTTATTGATACCGTGACTGGAGCGGTAACTGACATTAAAATTACTGATCGTGGTTTAGGATATACGTCTTCAACTCCACCGGCAATAACGATCGCGCTTCCTCCATCTGGCGGAGTTCGTGCAACTGCGACTACAAGCCTGTATACCCGCTACTTTTCTCTAATTAACTGTTCGCAAAACTCGATTTCGTTTGACAGAACAACGATAAAGAACGAATTGGTGCTTGATGGAAAAACTTCAACTCCAATACTAATTAATAAAGGTGAAAATAAGATTATACCAAAAGGACTGGCTGATGTTGGCAGTAATAAATTTGGAATTGGTGCTCCATGCATTTTAACTACAACAATAACAAGTAGCGACACTGCACTTTCCCCCGTTATTGATATTAATAAAAATTCATTAATTGCTGTTGAAAACATTATTAGTTCTGAATCAAGCTTAATTGTAAGTTCTGTTGATACAGAACTTAGTGCAGCAAATGGCACTGCAAAAGCACGTTATCTCACGCGACCAGTTTCACTGGATTTTGGAGCCGATAAAGTAAATATCTATATTTCTGTTAACCGACCATCCTCTACATGTAATGTTTTGGTGTATGCCAGAGCACTAACATATGCCGGTGATGATACAAATATATATGACGACAACTGGACACGGTTAACTCCTTCAAAAGTTATACCAGTAAATTCTAATACTGATGTTTATAGCGAAATAGGTTATGAACATGATCCGGCTTTAGAGTTTGGAATGTTCCAGATCAAAATTGTTTTGGTATCAAATAATATTATAGAAATGCCAACCGTTAAAGATTTTAGAGCAATAGCTACAATCTAATTATGAGAGCAAAGGTACTTGAAAATACTGATTATGAACGCGATTTGACTACTGGCGCACTCGTGAATGTTAACAGAGCAGCGCACTACGCC